AAGGCAGACAACGCGAACAGCGACATTCTCGAACTGTACATCACGGTAACTACATGATTATAAGCACACGGGAACCGCTCTTTGGGGCGGTTCCCTGTGTTATAAGGCGGTGAAAAAATGAGTGACCTAAGACCCAGAGGCACGAAGATCACGCTCGGCGGTAAAGCGTACGGTATGCGATTTACGCTGAATGCGATAGACGATATACAGGAGCACTTCGACATCGACATCTCGGACATTGGCGAGCTGTTTTCAGACTCGCGTAATCGTATCAAAAGCCTTCGGTACCTTCTAACGTTGTTGATCAACGAAGACATTGACTGCGTTGCCGACGAAACGGGTGAAGCTCCGAAGCATCTTGATGAGCGATATGTCGGGCGATACATCGACGCGACGAACATGCAGAACCTAATGGGTTCAATAATGCAGTCATTTTCGGACGGCACGCCGAGGCGCGATGAGGAGGCGGGCGACGTCCCAAACGCGACGAGCGAGTGACAGAGGGCTTCCCTGTTGCTCGCTGTCTTTACATCGGCAAGACGCTGCTCGGCTACTCTGAGCGCGAGGTGTGGAAGATGACAGTGCGTAAATTGATGTTGCTATACATAGAACATCAAAAAGAACACGGCGCATACAAAAAGCCGGTGACGATAGATGACGTAATACCATTTTAAGGGGGTGGCGCAGTGGCGGCAGATATCGGCGCAAAGATAGCTATAGAGGGCGAAAAAGAATTTAAAAAAGCCATCTCCGAAATTAACAAGGACATGGCTGTTCTTGGCTCGGAGCTCCAGAAGGTGAGCGCACAGTTTGGCGCGAGTGCCGAAAGCATGGGCTCACTCCGCGCCCAGCAGGAAGTATACAACAAGCAGATCGACGAACACAAGCGAAAGATCGAAACGCTGCGAAGTGCTCTGGAGCACTCTGCGAAAGAGTACGGCGAGAACGACACAAAAACAAAAAACTGGAAGATAGCGCTAAACAAGGCAGAGGCTGAGCTCGCCAAAACCGAGAATAGCCTATACGACACGACTAAGCAAATGGACGAGTTCGGCAAGGAGTCGGACGACAGCGGCAAAGAGATCGAGAAGGCCGGCAAAAAGGCGAAAGCGTCCGGTGACGATGCGAAGAGCGGCGAAAGCGGCTGGTCGAAGTTGGGCGGCGTCTTGAAGGGTGTCGCCGTAGCTATGGGCGCGGCTGTTGCGGCCGCGGGCGCTGCTGCCATTAAGTTGGGCAAAGAGGTTGTACAGCAGTTCGGAGAACTGGAGCAGAACCTCGGAGGCTCGGAGGCTGTATTTGGTAGATACGCGGCGAAAATACAGAAGATCGGCGAAGACGCGTACAAGAACCTCGGGCTGTCGCAAAGTGACTACCTTGCTACGGCGAACAAAATGGGTGCGCTGTTCCAGGGCTCTGGCATTGATCAGCGTGAAAGCCTTGACTTGACGCAGAAGGCTATGCAGCGTGCCGCAGACATGGCTTCTGTCATGGGTATTGACATGGCCAGCGCGATGGAGGCCGTCACGGGCGCGGCAAAGGGCAACTATACGATGATGGACAACCTCGGCGTCAAGATGGACGCCACGACCATCAAGGCGTACGCCATGGCGCACGGCTTTGAAGGCACGTGGGACGAGGCGACGAACGCAGAGAAGGCGCAGTACGCCATGCAGATGTTCTTTGAGACGACAGAGCAGTACGCGGGCAACTTCGCACGAGAATCTACGGAAACAATAACCGGTTCGCTCGGATTATTGCAGGCTGCGACGCAGTCTTTCGTCGGGGGCTTAGGCAACGCGAGCGCGGACATGGACAACCTCACTGGCAACCTTGTAGAATCGTTTCAGGCGGTGGTCGCTAACATCGTTCCGGTGCTTGAGAACATTGTATCCGCGTTGCCGGCTGCGTCCGGTGCAATTCTGTCGGCGGTCGGTGAGCTTCTTCCTACGCTTATTGAGGCGGCGACTAGCCTGTTTACGCAGATGCTAAGTACCATCTTACAGCTATTGCCTGAGCTGATTCCGGCAGGAGTTGAGGCGGTCATGACGATCGCTAGGGCAATCATCGAGAACCTTCCGCTGTTGGTTGACGCGGCTGTACAGCTGGTTGCTGAGTTTGCGTCTGGGCTGGGCGAGGCGCTGCCCGAGCTAATCCCGGCTGCCGTGGAAGCAGTCATGACAATCGTACAGGGGCTGATCGACAACATTCCGCTGCTTTTGGCCGCGGGGCTTGAGTTAATCATAGGGCTTGCAGCAGGGATACAAAAGGCAATACCCGACCTTCTTAAAGCGCTTCCCGCAATCATTGAGGGCATTGTAAACTTCATAACGAAAGCTGTCCCTCAAATAATTAAGGTCGGCACTAAATTGTTAATCGCGCTAGTCGATGACATCCCTGCTATCGTTGACGGCATTGTGGACGTGCTTCCGGCGTTGATTGACGGACTAGTTGACTTCTTTACGAAGTCCGTGCCTAAGTTAATCGACGCGGGTGTTAAGCTACTGATAGCGCTGGTTGACGACTTGCCAACGATCATTGACAGCGTCGTGGCTGTACTTCCCGATATCATTGATGCGATAACGGAAACGCTGGTCAATCTAATTCCTAAAATTGTGGACGCAGGTGTAAAGTTGCTTGTTGCAATCGTTGAAGACCTCCCTGCAATCATCGACAGCATCGTTAAGGTGCTGCCTGATATCATAGAGGCTGTCATTGATATGCTCATCGAGCTGACCCCTAAACTTATAGAAGCCGGCTATAAGTTGTTTATTGCGCTTGTGCAGAATTTGCCGATGATTATCGTTGAGATTGTAAAGGCTGTCCCGCCGATTATCGAAGGTATCGTTAACAAGATGAGAGAAATGTGGCCTAGAATAAGGCAGGCCGGATCTGAGCTGTTAACTGCATTATGGAACGGTATCAGTGACAAGGCGGAATGGCTGTGGGGCAAGGTTAGCGGGCTGTTCAGTGAGCTGACGTCGCGGATTAAAAGCTTCTTTGGCATTTCGTCGCCGTCAAAGCTTTTCGCAGGCTACGGCGAGTTCATGGCGGAAGGTCTCGGTGTCGGGTTTGGCGCCGGTATGAAGGACGTCGCTCGGCAGATGCAAGCGGCAGTGCCGACGTCGTTCGGGGTGTCCGCGAGCGCAACGGGGCAAACAACCGGTGGCGTGCCGCTGGCTGGCGGCGTAAGCATCACGGTGCAGGCTATGTACGTGCGAGACGATAGCGACATCAGCGCTGTGGCGCAGCAGCTGTACGCGCTGCAGCGTCATGCGTCGCGGTCTGCCGGATTGGTGGGGGCGATAGCATGAGCAGTGGGTTCGCTTTTAAAGGCGTTCATTCATCGCGCTTCGGCATCGTGTACAGGCCGGAAAGCCGTATGCTGATGCCGACGGCGCGGCGGAACGTAATCGCGGTGCCTGGACGTTCAGGCGTATACACGCAGACATACGGAGATTACGACGAACGCGTTGAGTCGTTCGCGTGTGGGTTTGTGAGGCGCGGTACGACGCTGCCGGCGACTACGGCGCGGCAGATAGCCGGCTGGTTGTCTGGCACAGGGAAGCTGGTCTTCGACGAGGAGCCACACCTGTTTTACATGGCGACGATCATCGACGCGCCGCCACTGTCATTGCATCGGAATTATGCGGAGTTCACGATCACGTATACGGCGAACCCGCCGTTTGCAATGTCGGAAGAAAAAACGGTTACGCTGGACGAAACGGGCATATCTTATCCGGCTACGGTGAAAACACCGACACTGCTGAAGATCAGGAATGACAACGCATCGTCCATATCGAACGTACACATCATTATTCGGCGCTTGACCGAATAAAGAGGGGGACAAACAATGTACGCTACTAACTACTTTGAGACGAAAATCCTTAACGTGTTTCGCGGCGTGACGTATAACGCGCCTGCTAACGTGTATCTTGGACTGCTCTTGAACAATCCAGGCGAAACGGGAGGGGGAACCGAGCTGTCGTACGATGGATACGCGAGGCAGTCGATCACGTTCTCGGAACCCGCGCTTGACGCTTCGCTCGGCGAGTACGGCATCCAAAACACGAACGCCGCGACATATGCAGCTGCGCCGACAGCTGCGGGAACGGTAACGCACGTAGCGGTGTATGACTCGCAGAGCGGCGGCAACATGCTGTTGTACGGGCAACTTACGAACTCTATCATCATAGATGCTGGGGAGGCTCCGGCGATCATCGCGGGCGAGATCAAGTTCCTGACAAGCGGGAACATGACCAACGCATATCGGACAAAAATGCTGAACATTCTGCGCGGCGTGTCAATCACCGGCATTAATCCGTATTTGGCGCTGTTCTACGGTTCTAATGAGGTTGTCGCGACGAACTACGGGCGCAAGTTGATCACGTTCGGCGCGCCTGTGGAATCAGACGGAGGCACGGCGTATATCTCCAATACGGAGGCGGTCGTATTCAACCAGGCTTCCACAAACTGGGGTTATTACGACACACTTGCAATCGTAGATGCGTCGTCCGGCGGCGTGGTTGCGTTCTCGAAATCTCGCGCATCGGCACGATACATCAACCGCTTAAAGCGCGTTCAGATTCCTGTCGGAGATTTAAAAGTCGGTTTGAACTAAAGGAGGGCTGAAAATGTATAGCTCTCCTTTCTCGCTATTCCCTTTTTCAACGCGGCTTGAGGCTGTAGAGGACGTATACGACGCGATGTCGTTTGTCGAGACGATAACGGCAATCGTTGGCATTACGGACATTGAGAACGACGCAGAGTTCTTCCGCGCTGAAGTTAGCGCTGTTGTCAACCTCGCGTCGGCGCTGCTGGAAACCTCCGCGTTTGATGAATCGATTAGTTGCGCTGCTGACGCTATCGCGACGATTGTTGACGAGGAAACGCTTTCAGAGGCCATCGCAGCTATCGCGGTGCTTGAAGCAGACTCCTACGACATGGTGTCGCTAAATGAGATAATTCATACAAAGCTGGCGATCGGCGCGAATACGGCAGAACGCGAAACATTCAGAGAAGCGGTTCATGCAGTCGCCGCGATTGGATCGCGCATCCGAGAGACGGTTCGCTTCGATGAGTTTATTAACGTCCTGATAACCGTAAAAACCGCGACGCAAGACGTCATCGACATCAACATTACAATTCCGCCTGGTGGCGAGTTGATAATCAACAGTGACAATTATACCGCAACTATTGATGGCGTGAACGTTCTGCATCTGTATACCGGCGCATGGCTGTACATCGACAGCGAAGTTGTTGGTGTAAGCGTTAGCGCCGGTGGCGGAGTGCCGACGGCAACAGTGACCTATTCCGAGAGGTGGGTGTAAATGGTATATGTTTATGACCGCGACCGCCGCCTTGTAGCGATATGTGAGAACGCGCACAACGTCACGGAGACGGACAAGCTTAACGCCATCGGATCGCTTACCTTCACGCTGCCGTTTGACGATCCTAAAAACGATTACTGTCGACAAATGCACTATGCGCGCTGGGGCGACTCCGGCGCTCTGTATCGCATCCTAAGCGCTACTACAGACCGTGCACACGGAGGAAGCATCACGTACGAGTGTGAGCACGTCATCGCGACACTGCTTGACAACGTGATGATCGGGTTCCACACGGTTGGCGGGCTGGGCTATTATACACGGAACGTGCTACAATACATTCTCGCACGGCAAACAGCGGTAAACTGGGTGTTGGGTGACTGCGACTTTACGAGGCAGTTCGAGTACGGATTCGAGCAGGAGAACCTGCTTTCTGCGTTGTTTAGTGTGCCGACGTGTTTTTCGCAGGACTACATCTGGACGTACAACATGAGCACGTATCCTTGGATTGTCAACCTGAAACAAATCAATACCACGGCAACGCCGGAGCTGTATGTGCGCGCCGCTAAAAACATGCTATCGCTGTCTAAAACAAGCGATCCGCGCAACCTATGCACGCGGTTATATCCGTTCGGATACGGCGAGGGCGTCAACCAGCTGAACATTTCGGAGATCAACGGTGGGCAGCTATATCTGCAAGCCCCGGATAGCATCATCAATGAATACGGCATCATCGAGCGCGTGTGGGTAGACCGGCGGTATGAGAGTGCCGAGACACTCAAGGCAACTGCGCAGGCGATGCTGGACGCGCTGCAAGCTCCGTACGAGCAGTACAGCGTGAGCGTGGTCGCGGTGAACGGTGATGCTGATATGATCCGCGTTGGCGAGCGTGTGCGCGTACATGACCCTGCGTCCGGCACGGACTTCACAGACATCATTGTCGCGGTCACGCAGAACAGAACAAACCCGCTCGATTCGTCCATCGAGATTGCCAACACTGCAACAGACATCGCAGTGAGCATTACCGATCTGGCGAATCGGCAGCGCATTGAGTCGGCATATGCACAGGGCGCGACGCAGATATATTCACAGTCGCTGCAGGGTAACGCAGATACGCAGAACGGCTTGAAGATGGACTTTTACGTGCCTTCTGATATGATACACGTCAACAAACTATATG